ATACCACGTGCTTTAAAACCTGCTGGTAGATTGGCAAGAGTACCTGCATCAATTAATTGTCGCAAAACACTTGTTGCAGTTCTTGACAACCCACCTAACATGTGGATTAAGCCAAATCCATAAAAGCCTAACCCTGGGAGGAACTTAAAATGTACAAAGTATTGTTTCTTTTTAAAATTAGGATCATTTGGTTCATAGTTTCTTCTAATAGATAATATTGTAGAAGAATATTGATCTATTGTAACAATGTAAGGAAGTTTGATACCGGATGTGTCTTCAAAATCTGGCACGTCTGCATCAACATGCATTTCTAAAATAACATGTTCATCATTTTCGCCTGTAGAATTTGCACCATCTAATTCATCTATTTTTTCTTCAACATCATCAGCAGTGCTAACTGATCCTGAAGTAATTGGTACATCACGATAAAAACCTGACACTTGTAATTTTCTTAATTCGTTTGATGACATCTTTACAACGTGTGTTATTCTTTCTGATTGTTCTAAATCTGTAGCTGCATAATTAATTACACAGTCTTCACTAGATACAAACTTTGCAACACAACGTTTTAATATTTGATCATAATAAACTTTTTTAAATGCAGAACCTGATAGTGGTAAATAAAATAATAGTTGGTCCATTTCAGGATCAAACTCTTCCATTACATTTAAAATGTAATAGTTCATGTATTCTTTTACACGTTCTGCTTGTTGTTCTACCATTGGTGATGCTTCACCAATTATTTGTGTAC